AAAAGTTCACGCCAACTTTCACAAGTTTCCAGAAAACGTGTAATGCGACTCAATGCCTTGTCGCGTTTGGAAAGACAGAAAGAACTAGAATCAATCGCAAAGAAACTAAAGAGTCCAAGCGAGACAGATCCTATTGGATGAGACGGTGCCAAACCGAGTTCAATAAATACATTAGGAACCGCGACAAGAAAGATCCTTGCATATCATGCAACCGTCATCACGATGGGCAGTACCATGCCGGTCACTACAAGACAGTGGGCGGTCATCCTGCACTGCGGTTTGAAGAAGACAATTGCCACAAACAATGCTCAGTTTGCAATAACTACAAGTCTGGTAATTTATCAGAATATCGGTCAAACTTGTTGATAAAGATAGGGTTAGAGCGGGTCGAGTGGCTAGAAGGGCCGCATGATCCAGTCAAATATACCATTGAGGATCTGCAAGAGATGCTATCCAAGTACCAAGCATTGAACAAGAAATGGGTACAGTCTCCACGCTAGACCGTAATGCTGAGCAGGTGCGGGATGTACTCCGTAGCCTGTTGGAACAGTGTGAGGCTGGCAACATATGTGGTGCCGTCATAGTAACCGAACACCTTGACGGGTTTGACTTGGACATGCCTGGAACCTTCTCAACCGATCCCGATTCAATAGCTTCAATCACTGGCCGGTTGCAAATGGCCGCGCATTCGTTCTACCAGATGAGCTGGGAAAATGACGACGAAGTATAAGACAACGACCGAGCACCTAGATTTCTGCAACACTGAGTACCAGCGTCAGATTATCGAGATGACTTTGAGCGGGATGAACCAGACTGAGATTGCTAGAGAGTTAGGCAAAGATCCCAGAAGAATTCATAAATCACTTGCGGTTGTTCATAGACGAGCAGCACTTCAAGGTGTAGCGCCAGCTTATAATGTAAACCGGCAGACAGTCCCAGGATTTACCACCAAGCGGGTCAGTACCGCCTACAATCTGGACGGTGATATTGTCCTGCAATGGCACATTCAGGAACCAGAACGCCAGAAGATAGAAGAACTAATCGCTCAATTTGTGGAGGGATTCAAAGATGAAGTCTCGGGAATACACACTCCCATTAACCCGCCCACAGGCATTGATGACGATTATATGGTTAGCTATATCATTGGGGATCATCATCTTGGGATGCTTGCTCATCATAGCGAAACAATGGGTGACAGTTATGATGTCAAGATTTCGCAACGGCTCTTAGAAAATGCAGTTGATCGGCTGGTCAGTGTAGCACCAGCGGGTAAGGTCGGTGTGCTTGTGAACCTTGGCGACTTCATGCACGTCAACGACTCCACCAGCTCAACTCCTAACAGTAAAAATCTACTCGACTCTGATGGCCGGTACTCCAAGACCATTAGGGCTGCAAGCAATGTCATAAAGCGTACGGTTTTACGGATGCTTGAGAAACACGCCGAGGTTTGGCTTGTGAACGTCAGAGGTAATCACGATCCTGACGCTGCGTTGTGGCTGAACGAGGTCATGCGCCTGTACTTTGAAGATGACCCGCGTGTTAACGTCTTCGATAACGCCAGCAAGTTTATCTGGTGGCAGTGGGGCAAGAATTTGATAGTGACCCACCACGGTGATCGGATTAAAATGTCCAATCTTCACGGGTCAATTGTGTCTAACTTACGACAAGAATGGGGGCAAGCGGAGCACACTTTCGTATGGACAGGTCACATTCACCACAAGAACCAAGAGGAATATGGCGGCGCATTGTTTGAGTCTTGGAACATCCTAGCGCCCGCAGACGCTTGGCATGCTGGATCTGGATATGCCAGTTCTAGGAGCATGACTTGCGTGATTCTTCACAAAGACTTTGGGGAAGAAGGCAGATTAAAAGTAAACGTGGAGCGGATACAGTGAGTGCATTTGACGAGCAGATTGGCGGCAACCATTACAAGTTGATGATGATTCAACCTACTGAATACATATTAGCGAATGATATGGGATGGTGTGAAGCCAATGTTGTGAAGTATATTAGCAGGTGGCGGTCTAAGGGTGGGGTCGATGACTTGCGAAAGGTGGTGCATTACACTCAGATCTTGATCGAACGTGAGTTGAATGAAAAGACGGCCTCAAAGGATGAACCCAAGAAACCGTCTTGGTAGATTACAGTAGGATTGCTCCAATTACATAGCCAAACAGGAAGGCCACGATCATCGCCCCGCCTGTGTATCTTGGAACCAATAGTTTATCTAGTTGTTTCTTTATCATGCTGCACACCCCGCGCAAATGTCTACCTTGACCCGATAATCTGACCATGCCCAAGCTGGTATTTCCTCGGTTGGCCTTTGATCGGCACTCCATGTACAGGTTTTGCCTAGTGATACTGACTTTTGGCCGTATTGTTCGCCCTTTCTGATTGCCACGTCACACAAATGACACTCTCGATCTTTCATTGTTCGCTTGGTTTTCATTTCTTGCCCTCAATTTGTTGTAGTTTGTCCAGCATTTTAAGCACGTCTAGCAACACGGTCTGCTCGTATTGGTCTATCTCTGGATTGCAGTAAGTTTCGCGCACTTTGACTAGGGTCATCCATGCGGTTAACAGTTCGGTTCGGGTTGGTCTCAGGCTCATTGATTCTCCTTAATGATTTTCATTGCTGTTGGCTGGCTAATTCCCAGAATACGCCCAATATTGGGTGAACTTTTACCCTTGGCGTGACGTTCTAGCACTGCCGCCACGAGTTCGGCATGGGTCTCAAATGGGCCCGTGGCCCTTGGTCTTCCTCGGTTCATAGATTGCTCCATTGTTGCGCCATAGCATCGGCTATGCCTTGGTAGGTTTTGCTGCGTATCTTCCAACGATCAGGTGATGGCCCCAACTTCCAAATCCGTCGCTCCCTGCCCTCGACAATATCGGTGGGTTCGAGTCTTGGTAGATTGTGAAGCCATAGGCCGGTTTTCTTGCACTCGCCATGCCCAAACTGCCACGGCTGGACGTACTGGCTAGCCTTAACCGGAAGCACTCCGACGGGGTTCTCCATGCACACGAACCGCGCAACCGACTTGGCAAGCTCGAACATCTCAAGCGTGTAGTCGATGGCCTCAATCCTTTGGTCGTGCTTTGGTTTGCCTGTGCCGTAGTGGGCATTGCCTGAGACACAGAGCGCAGTACAGGGCGGGTGCATGATAATCAAGTCCCAGTGATAGGCCCACACCTTGCGGTGCTCCATCACCTTTCTAGCGTCCATCCTGATATGCTTAAGGCTGCAATCATCGGCGCGTTGTAGGTCGCATGACCATGCGTTGTGACCTCGGTTCAAGAAAGCATTGCGGACTGTGCCGCTGGATTCGTAAGCGATGAGAACATTCATACATGCCCCCAAGTAGCGCCCGATTGTGTGACCGCGCTTTCAAGCATACCTTGCGAGCCTATATGGCTTGCGTCGTTTATTTCCCATGCGAGCCATTCGGCAATCTCAAAAGCACCATCAAGGCCGTCCCAATGGTTCGGGTCGATTTGCAATGATGAAAGACTGCCGCCCTTAAGCCATAGGTAAACAATCGAGCCGTCTACGGTTGCACATTCAATATCGGCGTAGTGGTAAAACTCGGTGATCTGTCTGCTGATTGGTTGCTGTAATAATTCGGCGTTGTCGTAATTCATCTTATTCCCTCGCAGTTTGGTTTTAAGTTTTGATAGTCCGGCCAGTAGCCATGACAGACGTTATATCGGTACTCTTTAGACATGGTGACTTCGTGCTCATAGTCCCAATTTGAGACCCAGAGCAAGGCCGCGACAACTGCCACGGCTATGCAAATCTTGGTTAGTCGGTTCATGTTAGTATCCAAGCCAGTGTAAAACGTCCGAGCCTTGGTATTCTTCTCGGTATCCTACTTCGTCAAAAAATTCTTCAATCGGTACGCCATGCTTCATGATCTCGGCAATGGCTTCCTTTCGTGTGACGGTGCATTCTAATGCGTCTTCTAGTTGCATGGTTATACCCTCTCAGTCGTGCAAACGTAATCGCCATTTGGCAACGTGCCCATGCCAGTGATCTCGATACCATCCCAGCCCATTTTGTCGACTAACAATTCCGCGGCCGTTAAAGCGTTGCCGTCTTCGCCTTGGGCATAATCCCGATGATGGGTATAACTGCCGCCAGCACAGATTGCCTTGTAACGTGATCCGCGAGTATCGGTTGGCCCTAGGTATTTAATTTGGATTGCTTGCATTGGTGTATCTCCTTGCTGATTTAATGTATAATTTGATACCACGAATGAGAAGATAAAACATAATTAAAAACGTGTCAACACTTTTTTTATGTTCATTATCTAACAGGGTGAAACATGCCTGATATGCGTCACAAGCTGGACAAGAAAACTGCTGATAGGCATTTTCCTAATTGGTCTCACGGTGGTAAAGGTGACCATGCCAGGAAGAGTTCAACCGATTCCAGGGCTCGATATTCGGCCAACTGGGATAGAATCTTTGGTAAGGTGAAAGACAATGGCAGCAACTAGAGCACATAAGATCAGAGCAGAACGACAGGAAGCACTGAGAGAGATGCTTTCCAAGAAGTGCACCGTTGAGCAAGTTATTGAGATCTCAAACAAAATCGCTGAACTGGGGGGTGAATTAGACGCTCTGGCAGTGACTAGGCTTAAGGCTGCAGCTGATCTTAAGATGAAGCTGATTAGCAAGTATTTGCCAGATGTTAAGGCTGTAGAGATTAGCGGTGAAGGTGGCGGGGATCTTCAGATAACGGTCTCAGACTTCAAGAATGCCTGAAATATCCATTCCCCATCAGTGGGAACCTAGGCCGCATCAACTGCCATTCTTTAAGGCCATGGATTCAGGGGCTAAACGTGCTTGCATCGTGTGGCATCGTAGAGCCGGTAAGGGTGCCGCTACTCTAAACTTTACTGCCAAAGAGATGTTTAAGCGGGTCGGTACCTACTGGCATCTGTTCCCAGTGCAAACGCAGGCGAGGAAAGCCATCTGGTCGGGTATAGACTCAGAAGGCAGGCCCATCCTAGGCCAAGTATTCCCAGAGGCTATACGCAAGCGTACAAGCTCACAGGAGATGCTCATAGAGCTGGTGAACGGGTCAACGTGGCAGCTTACAGGATCGGACAACTACAACAACCTAGTCGGATCCAATCCGGTCGGCGTGGTGTTCGATGAGTGGTCACTATGCGATCCAAATGCTTGGGGATATATCAGGCCAATCCTTGCAGAAAATGGTGGATGGGCGGTGTTCATCTACACGCCACGGGGCAAGAATCACGGCCACAGTCTCTATCAGATGGCCAAGAAGTCCAATGAATGGTTTTGTCAGAATCTAACGGTGAACGACACCAAACGGGCCGATGGATCACCTGTTATCAGTAGTGACATCATAGACAACGAACGCCTAGAAGGCATGGATGAAGCACTAATCCAGCAAGAGTTTTACGGATCCTTCGAGGCTCAGATAGCAGGGGCCTACTACTCGGATCAACTGACAGCAGCGAAGGAGCAGGGCCGAGTCGGAAGGCTACCAATAGAGCCATCATTGCAAGTACACACGGCATGGGATTTGGGCATTAGTGATGCTATGAGTATCTGGCTATTCCAAGCCATGGGCAAAGAGATCCGATTGATTGGGTACTATGAGAACACCTCTAAGGGCATGGAGCATTACATTCAATGGCTCAACCAATACGCGACGACCAACAACGTGATGTTAGGATCACATCTTGCACCACACGACATAGAGGTCAGAGAGCTCACCTCAGGCCGTAGCAGAAAGGAAGTAGCCAGAGAGATGGGGATCAACTTTAGGACTGTACAGCGACCGAGAACGAAGGCAGAAGGCATACAGGCCGTTAGACGGATGTTTCCTAGATTCTGGATAGACGATGAGAAGGCCGAACACGGGTACAACTGCATTGCATCCTACCATCGGGAATACGACGACAAGCGCCAAGTGTTCCGTGATACACCCGTTCATGACTGGGCATCACATGGGGCCGATGCACTACAGACCCTAGCACTAGGATGGCAGGAATCAATGGTGTCAGGACATAGACCACAACCAAGACAAGCCAAGGTGCAGTTTAGTGTCTTCTGATCCACACATTAACCGCAGTTTAGTGTCTGATGCATACGTTGTATTCACTAACGACTCAGGCCATTGGTGGTCACCGTTCCTTCATCCGTTCATCAAGCACTGTTATCTAATGATCGCAGACAGAGGCCGCTGGCTGATCTATGGCAAGTCAATGCATTATGTGGACTTGTTTACTATCGATCGACAAATGGATAAAATCGATGAGGTTATCATTGTCAAAATCGATCGTAAGACCGCGAGGCAATCGTTATTTATGCTCAATACATGCGTAGGACACGTTAAACAGATTCTAGGCATCAACCGACCGTTCATCTGGACACCATACCAGCTGTACAAGTATCTGGAGAAAACAAAATGAAGAAACCAAAGGCACCAAAACCATCAGCTCAAGAAGTAGCAATGGACATCAGGCAGAAACGAGCACTAGATGAGGAGATCGGAGAGCAGGAACAACGGTTCAAGGCGTTAGCACGAGGAAAGCTAGGCTCTGCATCTTTGCTAGGTGGTGCTCCACGTTCTAGGACTGAGGCCGCTATGGGTGGCAGGGCATCCAAGGGTGCAGCTGCTGGTGCTGGACGATCAATGCTAGGCGGTTTAGCTGGTGCTGCTAGACGTGGGGCTGCTGGTGCGGCTCGTGCTGGTTTAATGACTTCGACAATGGGCCGATAAGATGAAACTTCCACCCAATCTAGGATCTATGCAGGATCTCAAGACCCGTGAGGCTAGGGCCTTTGATGCTGAGTATTTATGGCACGATCAATTATCGGACGTGTATGAATACTTCCTGCCCCAACGGAACCTGTTCGACAATCAGGATACAGGCCAGAAGAAGATGGAGCGTATCTTTGATTCCACTTCTCTAACGTCTATCCAACAAGGGGCCAGTAAACTACAAGAGAACATTGCACCGATCTGGGCTAGGTGGGCCACTTTCAACCCGTCGAATGAAGTTCTCAAGCTGCTAGAGTCAGGCGACTTCAACGTCAGCGAGCGTCAGATCAGGGAGAACCTAGAAGAACAGGCCGTTATTGTCTTTGACTATATCAACCGGTCTAACTTCGGGACTCAATTCTACGAGGCTGC